TCCCAGAAGCTTTCGGGTTGACCGACCCATATAACTCCTGTCATGATACTACAAATTGTGATACCACTGAATCGAGTTATAATATCATTTATTTCTTTTAGCTTCTGCCATATGATGGCTCCACCTACAAGTAAGCCTATACCAGCACCGATCTCACCGTATGCTGCAAACCACCAAACAATATAAGGTAAATCAAAACTTTCTGCACCTTCTATTGTTACTGGTAATTTACTAAAGCCTTGTTGTAAAAATACAATAGCCAAAGGTATTCTTATTAACCAATGACTCATACAAAAATCTGGAATCTTATTTAATATATTCATTGTCTTCTCACCCTATTGTGTGTTGTGTGAAGAGAGCCCTAAGGCTCTCTATTTTCTTATTTATCAAGCAACTTTCGTAACTCCATCATACATCTTTTGCTCTCCTCTTGGTAACCAGCCCTTGCGAGCTCCGCTGCCGCTCTCGAGTATCCAGCTATCTGCGTATACCGATCTACTTGCGACCACAAACCAGACAAAGGCGAAAAGAATGATGTAAGCACTGCGGTTGTCATTAAACCCATCCTTTCAAATTGTCATTTGAAGAATAGTTAGCTTGCTCTCCTACATGCCGATGATCATCTTGTTCCGTGGGATGATATGCGATGTAACGAATATCGCCACGGGTAATCCCAATATCATTAAGTTCTGCATCTGTTAATGAATATAGCTCATTCATTGTATTTCTAGCCGACTTGGACCGTCGATACGAATTAGCTATATTGTTAGGTAAAGTACTTAATGTACGTAGAAACTCACTAATCGGACTCAGTAAGTAGTTGCTTGCTGTTATTATGTGTTGCGTCATTTTGACCCTCGTTTTTTCCAATTGAAATTTTACGAGGACGCATTTCTTCTGGGATGATGTACTTCAGTTCTATTGCAAGTATACCATCTTGAATATCTGCTCCGTTTACATTTACATGTTCGGACAGCCTAAAGGTTCGTTTAAATTTCTTTGTCGAAATGCCACGATGGATAAACTCTCTACCTTTAGAGACGTGTTCCCCTGTAACAGTCAAGGTTCTATCTTTAACTTCTACAGATATCTCATCCTTTGTAAACCCAGCAATAGCAAGTTCAATCAGATACTCTGATTCACTAGCTTTAATAATATTGTGTGGGGGATAGTGGTCTTGAGCATGTTTTGCAGTGAACTCTAGTTCATTGAATAGATGATCGAAACCAACAAAAGATGAGCGGGGGAATAGTGTTTGTAAGCCTGTCATTGTTATCTCCTTTTGATCAAGCAAGATTGAGTGTGACCAGATTATTCTGCATCACTATACTATATATAATATCTTTTACTTAGAAGTCAACAAGTAAAATTATTTATTTCCAATATTATATTTTGGACAAAGTTCCCAGTTTGTTTTATCTTTGAATGGGATAATTTTTATCTGACGAAGAGGAGCACATTCCAGATCCGCATGTTCATTCATATCAACTAATCCCCAATCGCTTAGTAATGTAGCAATAGTGTTTCGTCTTTGAACATCATTGTGTTCCAAGTTAGCTTTCTTACCATCTAACATAAACAGTTCTTTGAAGTGTACTATAAAGTATCTTCCTTGCTTATGAAGTATATGACAAGATTGAAATAACTTTTTATCTTTGCGGGAGGCTACACCAATACGTGTAAGAGTTTCTCGAACCTTTAGAAAGTCATCTGGTTCGCCTAGCACTACTTCTAACATATCAGAAGGGTGCCATTGTACTATATTATTTTCTTCCACCTTTACTCACCTTTTTTCTTATTATTGCAATTTGCTCAGGTGATAGAAGTGCAAGCACTTGTTTTGCTTTTTCGTTACTGTAACCATAGTATTGTTTCACAACTTCAGTATCACTATCCAAGTCAGGTTTAATCCATTTTGAAAATCTTTTACGTTTCCGTATGATATTTATAAGAAAGTGATATTGGAGTTTGTGATCAAGATGATGATATTGATTCATAACATTAGCTAAACAAACCGTATCTTGAAAGTAGCTCAACGATCTGTTAATCATAAATGGTGCATATTGTTTCTCTACCAGATCATCTATCATGATATCCTTCTTGGTAAAGTTTATAGATGATACAAACTCAAATGGACTCATTTAAATTGTACCTGTGACATAACTTCTGTCATACATGCAACCACATTTAGTTCATGATCAGCAACAAAAGCGTCTTTGTATTGATAGTCTGCTAATGTGAGAACCAACTGAGGGATTGACTTTGATTCCACATTAGCATTCATAGAATCATAGACTCCACGGAAGATGGCAGTAGTATCCATATCTAGATTATCTACTACCCACTTTCTCATTCCTTTGAAGTCTTTGTTTCTTAGACATGATATAAGACTATCAATAGAGTTTGAACTAGTACCAGTAGAACTACCATCAATGGCCATACCACTAATAGCATTACGCTGTCCTTCGTTCAATACTCTACGCCAGTCAGGTGCATACTTCATAACCATATCAGCCACAGCTTTAACATCATATTGTACTGATTCTTTCTCAAGTATCTCTATGAACCTCTTATGAAAGTTAGCAGCCAGCTCAGCCATATCTCTCTTAGAAGTGTTAAACTCATAAAGACTACAACGAGAATGTAACGGTTCAATGATACGATTCTTGAAGTTACAAGTTAGAATAAATCTACAATTGTTTGCAAATTCTTCTATGAACCCCCGCAGGGCAGGTTGTGTAGACTGGGGGTTGAGATAGTCAGCCTCATCAAGGACAACTACTTTGTACCCACCCTGCAGGGATACACTAGAGGCAAATTGCTTAATCTTACCTCGCAGTGTATCTATGTTACCTTCTTCTGATCCATTGATCAGTATATAATCTAATCCCAGTTGATTACATATTGCTTTGGCAACAGTTGTTTTTCCAAGACCAGCTGTACCAGTGAATAACATATTAGGTATGTCTCCACCATCTACAATCGCTTGAAATGTTTGTTTGAGCTGACTAGGTAATATACAGTCAGCTATAGAAGCTGGTCGATACTTCTCGACCCACAGAAAATCTTTTGACATATTATCCTCATAACAAAATTATACTATACACTCAAATGGATTATAAGTCAATTACTGTGATGCTTTTTCCTGTTCGTAGTTCTCACATATCTGGATCATTTGTAATGCTTGATCTCTCAAGCCACCTATAGTAGATAGTTCTTCACCTTTGAATGCACCTCGCTGTGTAAGTGCATCTACTACAGCTACCACACTACGTGACACTCGATTAGAAATATCGTAGATCTGTCCATGATCCTGTTCAGGGGGATACGAAATACCGTCCTGTTTCTTATCTGCCATTTATTCTTACTCCTTAAAAGTTGAGGACTTTTCTAATGCTACCCAATACTTTAAGTCCATCTCATCGCTAGTATTGGTGAATTGTGAGATCAGTTTAGTAGATATCTCTACTTTATAATCTCCAGGGATCATTTTCAGATTACTAATATTAATAATAAAGTTACAATCTGATAATGAACAGTCTCCATCTACATCTATAGAATACATATTGGATGTAGAGTTTTCTGTATCTAATATAGACAATCTTATAACATTATCAACAGATGTAATAGAAACTTCATTATGTCCTAATGCAGCTGCAGCTCGTTTAAGATTGTTAAGAGTACCTTGATCTAATGTAAATACTACATCAGGATTAGGCATATCTATAGGTTTGGTTGGAGAGGTTAACATCTCTGGATCTGAGAAGAAGTATTTGATCTCTACTCTCCCAGTGCTATCTCCAATCAATACATAGTTTTCCTCAAACCTAAGCCGAGGACTATCTACAAGACTGAGTACATTCAGCATCTCTTGTAGATCATATATACCAAACATTTGTGGAAATGTTTCTGGTATGGTTGTCATGCTAAGAACATTCTTTGCTTCTGCCATTGTCATAATACTGTTACCTTGATGGATAACAACATTACTATTGATAGTAGCATAGTTCTTCAATGCATTCATAGTATAGTTCGACAGTTCCATTATTTAATCCTACTAAAGTTTTTCTCTTTCACTACTTCTATCTTGTTAGCAAACTTACCATCTACCATCTCACCCTTATGAGAAATAACAAAGACATTAGTATCATCTCCAAGACTGTATATGATTTTCATAAGATTGTCAACACCATCAACATCTAATGAGCTGTCAAAGGTCTCATCCAATATCAATAAATTAGTTGCAACACTATTCTTCATCTTAGCTATCTGCCGCCATGTGAATAGCAATGCTAAGTCAATACGTTGTTTCTCTCCTTCCGAGAATGAATCGTAAGTAAAGTTATCACGGAAACGTGATCTGATTGTTTCTTGGAAGGCCTCATCCAGATTGAAAGAGACAAAGAAATCTAGTATCTGTAGATACTTATTGACTAACTTATTTATAACCGGAAGATACTGTTTAACTATTTTAGTTTTAATTCCAGTATCCTTTAGCATCTGACTCATTACAGTATTGTAATTATATTGTTCATTAAGAGTCAATCTATGTTCTACTAGATCATCTCCCACATTAACTAGATCTTGTAAGTCTTTGTCAGCAGATTCAACATCAGCACCTTTACCAATATTGTTGATCTCTGTCTGAGTACGATCAATAGATGATTGAAAGTTACTAATAGATTGATTGTTACCATGTATACTACTTTGAGCTTCTCTACACTCTGTCAGCTGTTGTTCAGCGGATGCCAGTACTTCATTTCGTCTTGCCAAAGAAGCCTCAGCAGTTTCAAGTGCGGTATTAAGTTCCTGTGCTTTTGCTTTTCCGTCCACGATATGGGACTTTTTCGTTTCCTCTGTAATGGGCTGGGTGCAAGTAGGACAGGTGTCGTTGGATTCAAAGAACTGGACTTCTTTAACAAGCTTTTTGATATCTGCATTGAACTTTGCTCTGAACTGCTGTAGCTCGTTAATCTTTTCTGTCGCATCTTGTTTAGTATCTGTCGCTGAAGATAGATTCTCTTCCACGAAGGTGGATAAGGATCCGTTCTCTTCATTAAGAGTCTTGATCTCATCCCTATGTTCTTCGATAAGTTTGAGTTTCTCTTCTTTTTGTTCTTCGTTAATGGCTTTGATATCGCGAATGTATTTCTTTTGAGCATCTATCTTTGTCTTATTAACTTCTGTTTTATGATCTGCATCTTTTATCTGATCTCTAAGTGATGAGGTCTTCTCTTTGAGAATACTATTCATCTTTGAGAAAACATTAATGTCCAGAAGATCCTCGATAACATCACGTCTATGCTGTGCGGACAGCTGCATGAAGGGAATGAAGGAGGAAGAGCCTAGCACAACAATCTGATGGAAGCTTTTATGATTAAGCTTCAAGATGTTTTGCTCGAGAATCTTCTGGTACTCTTTGGCATGAGAGTCTTGGTTTATCATAGTCTCACCACGCCAAATTTCAAATAGGTTTGGTTTAATACCTCGTTTAATTTTAAAGTCTGATCCAAGTACTGAAAACTGTACTTCAACAATCGTAGACTTTTTGTTTATACTATTGACTAACTGTGCCTTAGAAATGTTACGATGAGCCTTACCGAATAATGCAAAAGATAATGCATCTAACATAGTAGACTTACCCGCTCCATTTTGTCCAACAACAAGCGATGTCTTTGCTTCTAGGAAGTTTACTTCCGACCAATTGTTACCAGTCGATAAGAAGTTCTTCCAACGTAGATTCTTAAATGTTATCATACTACTTCTAAAGCCTGAGCCTCAATCATAAGATTACTCATCTCAACTTTGATACGATCTTTATCTAGATCAGTATCAACAGCTTCAATGTAACTATTCAATAACGTAGGAGTATCATCCACTAAAATTGTCTGATCGTCAACAGCATCACCCAAGAATTCATTAAAGTTTTCTGCTATCTTTAGTTCTAAGATCTCTCTGTTGTTAATCCTATCTATGAATCTATCAAATGTAAACGTATCAGATTTATTGATTACTACTACCTTTACAAACTTACCTTCTACAGGTTCAAGGTCATAATGAAGGTAATCAGTTTCCACATCGTTATAATAGATGCGATGGAACAAAGTATGAGGGTTGCGGATAGGAGTAAGAGTTCGTGTTTCCGTATCCAAGATATGAAAGTATTTGTTGTCGTGTGCGTCATTCCAAAAAAACTCCATTTGTGAACCAAGATACATTATATTATCTTGTTCTGATTTAGTGTGAAAGTGACCAGATAATACTTGCTCAAATCTTTTGAACACAGCGCGGTCAAGTCCATGTTCGCATTTTATACCTTTCAACATCTCATAACCCATAATGTCAAAATGCCCACCAATCCAATCACACTTAGCTTTTGATAAGAAGTCCATAGATTGTTTTTCGTTATCATCATCTATCCATGGAACTAGGCCTATCTTCATTGAACCATACTCCATTACTTTAGGTTCGTGAATGATAGTTACCTCATTCATATAGTGACCAAGTAATTCTTTTAGTGAGTTAAGTTCACCAGTATTCTTGTAATACGTATCATGATTACCACGGATGATGTCCATGGTGATCCCAAACTCTCTTAACGGTTTAAGAAAGAAACTGCGGTTACGGTTAAGAGCGCGGAAGTTAACAAATTTCCTGTTATCGAAGTAATCACCAAGGTGCACGATATGGCGAATATCATGTTCCAAAAGATGAGGAAAAAATACATCGCGATAAAATTTCTCTGCGTTATTGAGAAATATGTCGCTGCTATTGCGGATACCACAATGAGTGTCATTTAATATAGCTATCTTCATTTATCATTTAAAAAGTCTCCAAGGTCTGAGTCCACTACTACTACTCTCCTCTTACGCTTCTTCTCCTCCTTTGCATATACTTTAAATTCTGTGTCCTTCTCTTTTACTTTATCAATACGATCCTTTAATGTATCAACAAAAGCCTGGACTGCTTGTATAGAAGCCTTATCGCTAGTCTCACTATTAATATAATCTTCTAATCCACTTTGTGCAAGATACTTCAGTTTCACATCCTGCTGTTTCTTTTCCTTTGCAATCCTTCGTAAGAAAGCAAACCAAGATATTTGTGTGAAGTAAGAAAATGCATTTGGATTACCAGTTCTGGTAGCGGCCTCTATATTGTAATTCTCTATTGCTTTCAAACAATTTTCAACAGCATCCATCACCATTTCTTCCCGATAAGTATATCTAATGAAGTTGGATTTATGTGAGAGACCTTCTGCTATACGGAGAAAGCATTGAGCAATATAATCAGGAACAACAGGAATGTCCTTTGTTGCTTCCTTTGCATCGGAAACAATTGTCACGTAATCTACTACTGCTTGTGAAAATTCTCTATTGTTAACATAGTGTATGCTAGCACGTTTACTTTTTGCCATAACAAAGTTCCTCAATTTATATTATTATAATTCAAATATTTATTTTAGTCAACCGGTTGTCATATCTTTGTTTTAGATGTATAATCTAAGAGTGGCCTTAGCGGGCCGGTAGTATTATTTTACTAAAAATCCAATCCGGGGATCTTTTAAGTATCCATCTGCATCATCAAAGAATTCAATATATTCAAAACCATGCATTAGATAATGAGATACTTTTCCTTCGTCACTCATCCACACAGGAACAAAATGATCATAAGCTGGGTCAGGTGATGTTCTTAAATGCACTTCAATAACTTGATTACCCTTGAACTCAATATTTATTTCTTCTACATCACAAAGCTCGTTCAATTCTGACGGCACTTCTGGTATATATTCTGATCTTTTCCATTCAATAAATTTAGTTAGATTTATGGGCATGTTGGTTCCTTCCCAACAAGATATACCTTCCCACTTACCTCCGGTTATGTGATCAACTTTCCATTTGTAATTAGCTGAGTAATGTTTGCCAGTTAAGAACTCACACCAAAAATATCCAGGAGGTACAGTTTTTCTATCACCTGCTTTAAGTTCCTTTACTGTAGCACCAACACCCATCCCTGATAGATTATATATTGGTCTGATTACATATGTTCCATCTTTTGTTGGAGGTAATGCATTTGGACCACAATCATATTGAAACAATTCAGCAACCCACAATTTGTTAAACCATTTTCTGTGCTGTGGGTATTCCAAATATTTATCTTCATCCATTAATGTAACTTATCCTTGTCAAATTGAAAATGTATTACATTACTATAGTCAGAATCTATATCCTCCATGAGGTACTCTGCACTATCTAAATATTTCATTAATTCTTTATACTTTGTGTCAACATCACTCTTAGTTATTCTGTTAGCGTTTCTTTCTATCTCCATAGCT